TCACTGTGATCACACGTCTCTGTGTACCTCTTGTATCCAACTGGAGTTTCATGAGTGTCCAGGTATCCTGAATAAAATTCAGTCCGAGAGGGATACAATAGAAAAGCTAAACCCTAAAATTGAAAGTGGCAAAATTACAAAAATTTGACGAGCGTCAAAACGCTAAGGGCTATGAGGATAGCAGCGGCGGCGTTGCCTGCGATGTTGGCTGCGTCCATGCTACCCATCATGCCCTCCTTTTTCATGAGGATGGAGTCGGTGGTGGGCTTGGGCACGTTGTTCCAGGGAGGCAGTGAATAGATGCGCTCTGGCACGGGCTTTCGGTTCAGGGGATAGTCCTGAGATCCAGGCGTGCAGTAGTAGGGGGTCCTCCACCCCGCGGCGATGGTCTTCTCGCAGCCCGGACTCGGCTCTGCCATCTGGGTCTCGAGAGGTCCCCCGAGAGCATCTCCTGTGGGGCGAACCGCGTTCACGAGCGCCACCTGGGGTTCACTGGACGGCGCGTAGACCGTCTTGTAGGCACCACCCAGAGGAACGCCGGGGGTGAATTCCATGGGGTCGGCATACGGGTTAATCTTATTGAGGGAAATCCCGTCATTCAGTCTCATGTAGGACGACATCCTTACTTATTATACGGTTTGAATAAATTCCCACTTGAGTATCTTGCACATGTCCTTCCAGATGACGTCCTGTTGTGTGAGTTTCTCTTTGGACTTCAGTAAAGGGAAATAGGGAAGATATTGGTCTTCGCCTAGCAACTCGCAAAATTTGTAAAGCACGTAGGGATAACTCAAAAAGTTCTTGCGGTCCTTGGGACAGACTTGATCAAAGGGATCCTGTATTTCATTGAACATGAGTCTGAGGCGTTCCTCCAAGGCGGCTGGCATCTCCGGGGGTCTCACTCCAGTAAGAATGTTGGCAATGTAAGGAATGTGTTCGTAGTATTTGTTCTGACGCAACTTTTTCAGCAGCCCTCTGACCTTGGCGTGGGTGATCTTGGAAACCTGTTCGACCCGCTGCTTCTTGAGTTCGTAACGCAATTGTTCTATCAGTTCATCTGGGATATTTGCTGTCTCCTTGCCCTGAAATTGTTGAACCCACTCGTTGAAGTGGTTTTGTCTTTTGTATGAGTACTGAGTATTCTTTGAAATGTCCTGTTCGTCCTGATAGGACAATCTTGTAGATATGTATTTTTCACACGCACCGCAGTCCTGACACACAATTTCTCCATCAATATCATTTTCGTAAACATTTGTTGAATTACACTTTTTACAATTATCCACTTGAATTACATTATTGTCAATAAAATCTGTATCGGTCGCAGTTGTTATGTCTTTTTCCACTACGCGCATGTATTCCAAAAATATATCGCGTCTGCAGTTTTCCTCGTGGTATCTGTGTATGAAGGGTGCCGCCATGGTGATATATTCATGAAGTGTCGGGGGATCATTCTCATACTCCTTTAGCTTGGCGTGATACCTCTCGAGTAAACTCATTTAAAGAAAAATGTCACTATAACTTTAAATGTATAATTTTCTTGCAAAGATAGTTGGATGGTGGTACAGCGAAAATCATTATAAAGTTGTGATGCCACTCAAGATGATTTATGATGTGAACACCACCAAGGATTGTCTTTTTCCTTCTGTCGAATGGAAGAGGGTCATGGAAGGTTGGCCTTTGATGAAGTCAGGAGAAATTTATAGTTTATGTTACTATCCGTATCTTCGAAACGACTATTACATTCTTCGCAGAAAGAAGCCAGAGTGTATTGAAAATATTCGTTATGAGCAAGAATATACTTACAGGGGATCACCTTATTCCATGGTGACTAGGGATCCCATGCGAAGGGTACAAGAAATTGAAGAGTCGGATGGTTTGAAGGGACCTATCATGGTTCAGAAGGTCGAAGCTATTATGGAAAATGGCGAGGTGAGAATGTGGGACACGCCACGTTTCCTGCGATATGCTGGACCTAGGTCCGATTTTCATAGCTGCAAAGACATCCAGATGAAGGATCTATTTGAAACTAATGAGGAAGTACCAGATGAATGGCACGTCTATATGTTGGGTAGAAAAGTTGTCATCAGAAAAGATGATTTGCTTACTCCTGACATTTTGGCGCAAGATAGAACCTAAGATCACCAAGTGACGTAACCTTGTATTCCAAAACAAGGGGCATCTCTTCGCCATGGTGCAAAAGTTTCATATTTGAACACATTGATGTTGCTTTAGTAAAAAGATTAAGATACTTCAGCGAAAATGTATCTTTCATAGAATCAAACTTGTCTGTATCAGAATCAATATCATATTCAGTATATTGTTCAGCAAAATCACCTTTACACCTAAAACCTATTTTCTTGAAAGAACGTTCAATAGTTAATTCTGAACCAATATGTGAAATATCTCTGCATAGTCGCTGAAAGTCAACAGTCTGGAAAGTTGTAATACTCTCTACATTAAGATTGGGTGCTTCAAACATTTCATCATTGATATCCAATAGTTTAAGATTAAATGTACTTCTACTCTTTTTGTTACTATTTTCAATTGAAATATTCAGAACATGATCTTCATTAATTTTCATTATCAGGACATCATTAGTAGTAACGGATTTAAGAACTCTAAATACGTTAGTGGTATTAATTCCTACAATGATTTCATTTTCACATGAATATTCTTCAAATTGTTTTGCATCTAAAAACAATTCAACCATCGCCGTCCTGGCATTGTCAAGGGTCAGCATATGAATACCTTTCTTACTGAATGAAACATTAACGTCATTTAGGATATCTTTGAGAACTTCAAAAATATTCTTAAATGCCGAAGCTTGAATTGTTTTAAAAAACATTTACTAGATAAATGCGTTATTTCTTTAAATCGCGAGTATAAAGGTCTTTTAGAAACCGTTTGAAACCTTCTTCACCTTCGTGTTCTAAAAATTCTTTCCAGGAGCTGTATCCTTGTTTGTAAGAGTAAACATTCCCAAGTGATTTAGGAACTTCTTCTGGCTTTGTGATCATCATGTTTAGTTTTGTAATTTCTTGTTTATCTTGGCTTCCAATTCAGGGGTCAATGGAGGTGCCAGGGGAGTTCCATATGATTCGAGATCAAAAAGCCCCTGGACAACAGATGGATTGCCATCAAAAGAAGCAATTGCCTTTGAATCAAACGATTCTATTTCAGATGGCATCATCGCCAGGACCCACTGCTTTACTTCGTTTCCCATTAACAGTCTTCCATCTTTAACGATAAGTGCTGGCACGTGAGTCAGCGCCTTTCTGTAATCTTCAGGGACAGGCACTTCATGAATATTCTGAAATTGTATTTGATCTTTGATTGGACATTGATCCAATAAATTGAAAATCTCAAGACAAAATTCACATCTTGGACTATAAAGCATAAGAGCAAACATCGCCTCTTTACAAGGAACTATGAATTTATCAGGCGATATAATTTCGCGGCAGTATATAAGATGCGTATGCAGAACCTACTTTTGTTCGCACTGGCGGCGGTTGCCCTGATTATATTTTTCAAGTACCGAGAAGGGTTCAAGTGGGACCGTGGATTTGCTGGATTCCGTCCAGAGGTTTCAGGTGTCATCACAGAAGGTAATCTTGAAATCGAAGGTAATGCTATGGAAGATGTTTCTGTTAAGGCTTTGATGATTAAGAAAATTATCGATGCGACCACAGAAACGATTTTTAACACAAAAGGACTTAAAATGTTTCCCATTGAGACCATATTCGTCCAGGTCTTCAACACGGCTGAAAAGGTTGCCGAACTCAAACAAAAACGCCCTGATGTTTACGATGCGTATGTAAATTTTCTCAAGGAAAGAGATGCCATCTCAAGCGGTACACGTGGCGGAGATGGTTATGAGCAAGAGAGACAGTCAAGAACGGCTCTGGTGAACTATTTAGAACAACTGAAACGAAATGAGGACTATGCAACCGTTCCTGACAACATTCCAGCAACCTACAGAGCGCGTTTCCTTTTCCTCGAAACGGACAGGTTTTACGGAACCGAGGTAGATGTTATTGCCATCGGTGATGAACAGGGTATTAAGATTCAGGGAATCACCAGTCAGCCCCTCGATAACGGAGGAAAGATCAAAGCATTCCAGGATGTTCTCAAGGCAGGAGAATGGATGCCCTACAATACCATTGCCAATGCTTCCATCCCCAACAAGTCCGCACTCTCACTCGCCGAGAAGGCAATCAAGGAAAAGTGGGGCGACGGCGATGACGGTAGATATATCGAAACGATTGATCAAATGGTGGCTGCAGAATATAATCCTGAGTATGGCCTGTACCAGTGAGTACGCCTTATTTGCGTTAGTAAAAACTCAAAGATTAATAGACAATGCCTCTGAGAGTGGACGAGGTACAACAGATCGACCACCGAAAGCGAGAGCTAAAAAAGAAACTCTATACGGAGCTGTACGAACGTGCCAGCACCAAAGTAAGGCAAGTCGCCGATCTGGGACTGCACGAAACTTGGGTGCAGGTTCCTTCGTTCCTTATAGGATTTCCTTCATATGATGTGGACAAGGCAGCCCAGTACGTAGAGCGACAATTTATCAATGGAGGCTTTTTCACTCAACTGTATGAAAATGGACAGTTGTTTGTTTCATGGTATCCCAAGACATCCAAGAAGAAAAAGACAAAGACCAAACCCAAGGAACCCGAGAATGAATTTGCATCCTTGGCAAACCTCAAGAAAGCCGCGGACAAATATCGCTGAATTAAATACGTTTTATCAGTAACTATGGACAATAACCTTAATGTTCTTGTGGAAGCCAAGAAGGAACTTCTGAGTCAACTTTCGTCCACTATTTTGCCAAGTGCCTTGGACTGCATGGACACTCTCTATGCGGATGCCAGGACGGAAACGCAAGGAAAACAGGCACTAAAAGCATTCCAGGATAAGCTGGCCAAGATTCCTCAGTGGAATAATTACCAGATCGATACCGAGGTGGGAAAATGTGTGGATCGTTGTGGAGGATGTCTGGACGAGATGGTCGCAGCAGTCTTTGTGGCCACGGTCAAGATCATTTCATCGGTCAGACTCTCCAAGGATTCCAGAAAAGTTTCTCTCAAGATTCCCACCAACGACGTGTTCGTACTGGGTGTTTACACGAACGTCGCCAAGCGAATCTATGAAGACCCTTATATCTATCAAGAGATTGTGAGCCGAAACGATCGCCGCAAGGACCTTATCAGGAGGATGGACGGTGTGGTCGAGGAAACCGTTAAGGAAATGCTCCCGATCAACCAGATATTGAAGACCTACCTGCACAAGAATCCAATGGAAAGACTCCAGGAAGAATCAGAAGAAGCCCACACCGCAGAACTTGGTGATGAAGAATTTCCTGGTGATGGCGAACTTCCCGTTCCAGAAGAGACGGAAAATGAAGATGCAGAGGTGGTTGATCACGGTGAAGGTGTACCTCCTCCCATGCCAGATGAGGGACCCACCATGCCAGATGAGGAACCCATGGAAGAAACGAAAAACTTTACTTTCAAGGAAAATCTGATTAAAAGGTCAGATCCTTCACCTGGACCATCTATGGATCAAGAGGAGGATTTCTCTATCAACCCTGGTGCGAACCGTTAAACATACTAAAATCTACTTTATTTAATAATGATCAGTGATTCTCTCAAGAACCCTCTTATTGCTGCTCTGGCTGGTGCGGTTATCACAATGGGATACATCCAGTTGGTGGCACGTCTCAATCGCGAGGCACCTCCTAGGAATGCTGACATGATCAAGCCAGCTATTCTAAACGCCATATTGGTGGGTTTCATTGTATACATGGGAATTTCACAACGCGAAGAGATCTATGAAACTCCTTTTCCAGAGATTAGTCGCGGTATGTAGTTAAAGATTTTACTCTAATGAAGTAATACGAAATGGCCAGTGTAGACACATTTAACGAGCTTCTGTTGCAGTTTGTGGATGAGTTGGCCCACACGTTCCCAGAGAACACCATTGTAAAGACCTACAGGAATACGGTCAGTATGCTGATCAAGAAGGATCCTGGTGTCTGCCTGGAAACGTTTATGAAGAATGTTAAGCCCCACGAGGACCTCATTCGCAATCAAGATGAGCGCATCTTCGAGGAACTTTCACGTAGCTATGGAATTTTGAAGACGCTCGATCTCGAGTCTATGTGGAAGTCCGAGCTTTCGGATAAAAGCCGCTCAGCGATCTGGCAGTACGTTCAGGGACTCTATGTTCTTGGAAATAATGTCAGCGAAGAGGAGATTCAGGCATCCCGACAAACTCAGATGGACTTTTCTCCAGAGAAGATTAATCAACTTTTCGCACCCCAGGGCCCGAACGGCGATGACAATCCTTTGGCCGGACTTTTGGGAAATCTGTTGAAACCCGAGATGATGGAAGAGATGACCGCAAAGGTCGAACAGGAGTTCGGAGACGGTCAGGGCGGGCTTGACGAGAATAAGATCATGAGTGCTTTGGGTCCCATGATGAAGAACCTTACTAAAATTCTTCAGCAGACACCCGAGTGAAAAAAATAACTAGTTAATAAATAAGAATGGAACAACCGTGGTTTAGAAATCCATTGCATCTATTTGCAAAGAATAAGGTATTGATTTTTTGGCCCTTGGCCAGACAAAACCCAGTCGAGAGACTTAATGCTGCCACTCGATTCATTCTCTACACCATGGCGATCCTTTATATTATCAATCATGACATCAGAGTTCTTTATCTTGGTCTCACGGTTATTATGGTAATGGCTTCTATGTTTTTGGCCGGCGGGGTCAAGGAAGGCATGAGACCAGCTTCTTTCGAAGATGAAGGCGTTCATTATAACGCAAACACTCCAGGACAAAAGTGCACGCAGCCGACAAAGGACAATCCCATGGCAAACGTACTTCTTTCGGACTATGTGGACAATCCCAAGCGGCCAGCGGCATGCTATTATCCTACAGTCAAGGATAAGGTCAAGGCATTCTTGAACGAGGGCACCCCCACAGATCAGGCAGACATCTATTCGAGCCGAAATCAAGCGTTCCGTGCATTTTACAGCATGCCTTCTACGACCATTCCAAATGACCAATCTGGATTCGCCAAGGCGGCATACGGTCCAGTGGTAGACAAGGTGTGTCGTTCGGACGGTGGGTCGTGCTACCCCAACGACGGGTCCATGTTTGGTCAGTCCAGGATGCCCGAACTTCAACAACTCAGGGGTACCTTCGGCGGCAGTGTTTAAAATCTTCAGTGATAGTAATATGGCTTATCAGCTTAATACATCCAATGTTCTTTTGGACCCAGAAAGTCTTCCAGTGGATTGCGCCTATGATCATGTAATGGCACCTCCAGTAATCAGCAACCTCAATTATGCTGGTTCGGGTCGCGCCTCTACGCCCCTATACGGAACCTCGCCCTATATGGCTGGTAAGGGGGCTCCTGGGTCACTCATCATGGTTGAAGATATGCTCCGACCCCAGTCTACCACATTCTTCAAGAAGGGATACCAGGGACGTGGATACGATTTCCCTTCGCAGGATATGGCATGCTCGGTGCCACTTCGAGCCCGTTCATGGGATCCCACGAGCAGCCGGGCGAATGTTCAGAACGCCGTTTTTGATCGTCGTTATCCAGCCTAATTTAAATCTACTCTAGTTTTAATATGGACCCATTGAGTCTTGTGGCCTTGTTAGGGATTGCTGTGGCAGGTCGTCAAATTGCCAGCAGTGACCGCAAAGAAGGTTTTGCTTCTGCACCGTTGCCCAGTCGTGAAAGACAACAGTTGCCTCATTTTGCCAGAAATATCAACACACCTGGTCAGGGTTTGACTGCCGTTACAGATCTTTATACAGGAACGTATAACCCAGAAAATCCAATGGGTGGTGTCATCAACCCGAAAAAGGAGGTTGTGGCGACCCTTCAGGATACCGCTCCCAATGTGCAGTTCCCATTTGGTCAGCCTGTTTATAACTTGTACGATCGCCAAAATGTATCGAGTCGCATGAACAACCTTACTTCCGTGGAAAGGAGGTTCGTCGGACCAGGACTGGGCGTGCCGGCTAACGTTCCCGCCTACGGTGGCTACCAGCAAGAATTCCGCGTAATGCCCAACAACGTCGGTGCGTACCGTCTGACCACCCTGCCAGGAAGATCTGGTCCCGCCAAGGACTTTGTTGATCGGGGATCGGAACGTCTTAACGTCACGCAAAATCGCCCACAGAAAACCTATCAACTTTTGGGAGGCGAAGATAAGCGTCCGTTGGAGAGAGGTCGCGCGCAGGGACAGGGTGGAATGATCACTGGAATGCGCGAGCGCGAAAGCTACGTGAAAACAATGCGACCCACGGTCCGTTCGGAGACCTCTACCCGCATGGATGGCCTCGAATTTGGCGCCCCAAAGAAATTCGTCTCGGAAGCGACAATGCACGATACCCCGACCCGCAACAAGGCGAACTTTGTATCGCGCATCAACGACGTGGCAGCCCCTGGTATTCACTCTTTCGAGGGAGCCTATCAAAACACACAACAGACCATCCTTTTGCGTCCAGTCGAGCGTGGAAACAAGGGCTATACACCCCCTGGTGGTCGCATGAACGTTCGCGGCTCGGCCACTCAAGTCCAAGGAAAGACCACAAAAACCAGAGACAGTCTTTCCACAGTCGTACAAGGAGGAGCTGGAAATCAGGGCATTGGTCAAAATTACGATATCACTTGGAAGCAGAATAACAATGCCTACAAGGGAAATGTAGATTTCAGGACAAACAATCTGGGACTTGCCGTCAACCAGTTGGACAAGAATCCATTCGCTATGTCACTGGCACAACACTAAACATCATAGATCCTACATTCTAGAGCATGAGGTTCTTCCTTACAGAACATCTCCATGGCATCCAGTTTGTTCTCTTGTTCACGAACCTTTTGATCGTGAAGACGAGAATAAAGCTCCTCATGTTCAATCCAATCATGGACGTACTTGTGTGGATTTTCAATCATCCTTTTTGTGGGTCTTTTCAGTTCAGTGCGCTTCTTGAACATGTACGGCGGCACGTTCCTGAACAAGCAACTGTAGTAGAGCATATT